CCATCTCCCATGCTTCTTGCTTGACGTAAGCGGCTTCATCAACGATGAGGCTGCTGAGGCTAACGCCACGAAGGCTGTCGGCATTTTCTGCGCCTTTTAGGGCGATGATGCTTCCATTGGCAAGCTCGACGCTGAGTTCAGACTCGTTCTTCTTGACGTAGATGTCTGACGGGACCATGGCGCGTAGCTGCCGCCATGCGATCTGTTTGGCGGACTTGTAGTTCTGAGTGACGTACCAGTTAAGGCTGCCTGGGTTTTGGATCCCCCATGCGATCAAGCGAGCGATGCAGAGGTAGGTTTTACCAAAGCGACGACCAGAGCACAGGAGCTTGAAGCGTTCAGGCGATTCCCAGACTTCACGTTGCGGTGCGGTGAGGCTGCCGTAAAGATCATTGGCAAGTGGTGACCAGTCAACTTCCGTGCGAACCGGAACGGGTTCAGCAAGGATCGAACCACCAGGACATTGGTTAAGGATGCTCACGAACAGAGCTGCGCGAGTTTGGCGGCAGTGTTGATGGCACCAAGGGCGATGTGATATTGCCCAGCCCTGCGAGCCTCCATTTGGAGTGTGGAGCATTGGGAGAGCAGATCAGCGATCATTTGCGGTCGTTCAATGTCCCAATCTGCTCGCAGTTGCTGGCGAGCGAGTTCTAAGTATTTGTCGCAAGTACGATCACTGACCCCCCAGTTTTCGGAGGCGTAGCGAATGCAGTCCGATCGTCTGCCGCCGTTGGCAATGATACGGGCGAAGCGTGCGACCCGCAGTTCCGTTTCAGGTTTTGTGGTTCCTCTGGCAGCCATCAGAAGGGTACGGGGACTTGTTCGAGGTCTTCAGCGGGAGCGAATTCTGCAGGTTGGCAGACGGCGGTTTTGCCGGTGAAGTCTTCCCAGCGTTTGACGATGACATCGCAGTAGGCGGGGTCAAGCTCCATGAGTCGCGCTTTGCGGTTGATGCGTTCGGCGGCGATCATTGTTGTACCGGAGCCACCAAAGGAATCGAGGACGATATCACCCTGCTTGGTGGAATTATTGAGCTGATATTGGAACAGCTCAACTGGTTTCATGGTGGGGTGCTCGCCGTTCTTTTTGGGTTTATCGAACTCGAGGAGAGTGGTTTGCTTGCGGTCTGAATTCCAGAAGTGGCTTGCGCCTTCAACCCAACCATATAGACAGGGTTCATGTTTCCATTGGTAATCTTGGCGTCCCATCACGAGTGAGGATTTTACCCAAATAAGGCATTGGCGGATTTGCCAGCCGATGTCATGGGCAGCGCCACGGAAGTTATAGCCCTCAGAGTCAGCGTGCCAAATGTAGAAAGCAGCACCAGGGCGAAGGGCAGTGGCTGCTGTGGCATAAACATCGCGTAGGAACTGACGGAAATCAGCGTCCTTCATGTTGTCGTTCTGGATTTTAAGACCAGTTCCGCCTTCGTAGTTGACGTTGTAAGGGGGATCGGTGAGCCAGAGGTCGGCTTGTTTCCCATCCATCAAGCGTTTCATGTGTTGAGCGTTGGTGGAGTCCCCGCAGAGAAGACGGTGATTGCCGAGGATCCAGAGGTCACCGAGTTTAGTGATTGGATCGGCGGGGGTTTCTGGAACGTCGTCAGGATCAGTGTTGCCCCCTTCAGGGTGTAGTTCAGCGACATTAAGCAGTTCGTCGAGATCTTCTTGAGTGAACCAAGGTTCGATGTCGTGCTCTTCGGAGAGGCGATGAAGCATCTCTTGATCCCATTCACTGAGATCAGCGGTGCGGTTATCTGCAAGAGCGAGACCGACCTTTTGGTCTTCGGATAAACCAGTGCGGCGAACAGCGATAATTTCGTCGCCTTCGGTTTCGATGATGCGAACGTTTTTAATGCCAGCGGCTTTAGCGCCTTCGATGGTGCCATTGCCCGCGAGGATACGATTGTCTTCATCGATGACGATGGATCGAGCGGCACCGTAGCGCTGCAGGGATTCTTTGATTAGCTCAGTGGAGCGATCAGTGCGACGGCGAGCGTTTTTATGGTCTGACTTGAGGTTATTGATTGAGGTCACAGACCCTACGCGTGCAAACTTGCAGGGATCGTATCAGTTTTAGCTTAATTAGCAGAAGAGCGTAGCTGGTTGATCTTGGGTTCGACAAGGTGATGTGACGAAACGATGCCGCAGTTGCTGCCAACGCAGACGCGAACGCAGCCATCAGGCAAGTTTTCCAAGGTCGGTTGGACGGATGTAGCGGCTGATTCGACCAAGTGGTTCAGGCGTTGACGGGGGCTGTGGGTCATTGATCTGGCGGTAAAGGGCGAGGTGGTAGTCATCCCACAGGTTGAGAAGGGAACTGATCTGCTGGTTGGTTGGCTTGCGTTTTGTCATGGATGGAGCAGAGAACGGCAGCGGTGATGGCTTCGACGATGGGACGCGAGCAAGAGCCTGAGGCAGCCCTGAGAGCGGCTGTAACGGCTTTCTGGTATTGCCTAAGGGTTAGGGGCGCAAGAGCGGGTTTCGCGGCTTCAAAGCCCACAGAGGGGTCTCCTAGCGCACGCAAGCGCATAAGGGTGGAGCGATCCATGCCAAGGGCTTGTGCTTGGCGGGTGATGTGAGCGTTTTCTTCGGCGGTAAGACCGACTTTGACGGGGGTGCGCTTTTCGCTCATGTCAGAAGGGCAATGGGGTTTCGGTTGGTTCAGCGATGAAGTCACGCGGATCCGTGACTTGGACCTTGGGGTCAGGTGCCACGTCACGCAGAAGGTTGCGGTATGCCTGCGGGTTGACATGCCCTGGTGGTGGGCTGTCGAGCTGATCGATGGTGCAGCGCCCTGCAGCGATTATTCGCTTGAGGATGTCGCGTGCACCATCTTCTGTAGAGATGCGTTTCAGTGCCATCAGTTAAAAGCCTCTTGACGTTGCTTTTCTTCTTCCGCCCATGGGTGCCGTACCCAGCGCCCTAAACCATGAGCGCCTGCAGCGCCGGGAACGGGCGGGCAGTACGTGCAGTAGTAGCCCTCGTTGTCATACATGCCGATGGCATGGTCGGATGCAACAGGGCTGTAGTGAAAACGTGCTTCACCTAATTCGGTTTCAGCGAACATTGGTGAGGTAGCAATGCGGTAGACGCTTTTGGGCGAGATGCGTTCTTTGTTGTCGAAGACTTGATGAACGCACTTCCCGCGATTGGCGTAGTCGTAAAGAGGAAGCATCAGAAGACGTAGGTGGCATGGTTGATTGCTTGTTGCCCTGCCGGTCGGTCGGCAACGGTGGCGTAACGCTCATCGCGCAGCCAACGGAAGCAATCAGGCAGTGGGCTAATGAAGGCATCACCAGCGGCTTGCTGGTGCTCGATTTCAGTTTCGAGGGCTTTGACGAGAACAGCTTCGGTTTCGGTCCGGATGGTTTTCTGCCACTGCGCGAGGGCTTTTGGCTTGGATTGGGAGGTGGCGCGGATGGGCGCGGAGAGGTACAGCTTCCAGAACCGCTCAAAGGCTTCGCTGCCTTTGGCGTGTGGCTTGCGCTTGGGCGGTTCGGGGGTGAGTTCAAAAAGCTCTTCTGACACGGCTGCAAACCCCGTTTGCAGCTTTAAGTGGGTTCTTGTTATGGGTTCTTGTTCTTGGGTTCTTGTTAGTGGAGCATTTTTGCTCCGGGTAGGTGGGGCATTTTTGCTGAGGGTACCCGGAGCATTTTTGACCTGGGTCATTTTTGACCTGGGTTCTTTTTGCTCCGGGTGGTCAACGCGGATGTGGTAGATCGTGGTCTGCCCTGGGCGCAGCTCGACGGCTACCCAGTCGGTCTTGACCAGTTCTGACAGGCAGCGTTGAACGACCTTTTCGCAGATGCCTGTTTCACGTGAAATTGTCGGGACTGAAGCAAAACAGCCGTGCGATGAATTCCAGCCGTGGCGATGCAGGCAGGCGTAAACGCCCCAGATTTTGTAGTCAGGGTGCATGTCCATCAAGCGGTATGGGACGACAGCAAATCCGCTTGATTTGATCCTTAGTGCCATGTACAGTTGCGGTGCGTTTGTGCATTGAGCCTCCGGTCACTGCCGGGGGCTTTTTATTTTGCTGCCGCCTGGGGAGCCTGCAAGGATTTGAGCTCGCGCAACTCAACGGCTTCTAGAAGAAGCTGATTGACGAAGCCTTTACGAGTCAGATGAGTGGGCTGAATGAGGTCAATGCGACTGAGGATTTCATCCGCGATGCGGATGGTGACACCCTTTGAAACTGTCAGTGGCATGGTTGGAAAAGCGCCGAAGCCGCGCTACTGTAAAGCCCATCCGCTGATTTGGCAACCTTGCTTGCGCCCATCGAAGGACTCCAATTTCACCCGGAACTGCATCGCTACTGCTTCCACGGGCGCTGGCTGCCGTTCAGCGTCTCCCGCATCGCCAGCCCTGCCAGTCCAGAAGCGGAGGCACGCTTCAAGCAGACGCAGCACATCTGGGAGCCTCGCGGCAATGCCGTGCATGCTTTCTGCGAAGCCCTGCTGACCGCCGAGGCGCTGCCAGCTACTGACTACGACGAGTGGACGGAGCCGCTGCAGGACTGCTGGCTGCTGCGCGACAGCGAGGTGCTTGCGGTCGAGTATCGGCTTTGCGACGCCCGGAAGGGCGTTGGAGGTAGCTTCGATTTCTTGGTGAAGACCAGCAACGGCAAGGTGGCGCTAGGTGACCTCAAGACCGTTGGCAGCGATTCAGCCGTGAGCCAGCGCAAGCCCGCAACAGCGCAACTTGGAGGCTACCTTTCGATGCTGATCGACCATCATCAGCTCAACGTGGACTGGTGCTACACGCTGGTGTCTGGTCCTGGACGTTGCCGGGTGATCCAAAGCGAGCCGGACGAGTGCCTTGGAGCTTGGGTTGATGCTTGGGATGTGTTCAAGCTGGATCACGCACCGTTCTGATTGACTTGGACTGGGAGGCAATTTTTCGCAAAAGACCCGACCTTGCTCCACTCGGTTTCGAGCAAGCGGTAGAAGCGGGTCAGCAAGTCAGCCAGGAGCGGTACGAACGCGTTGGCAAGCGGCGTGCAGGCAAAAGCTGCAAGACCAAGCCAAGCAGGTTTCCGGGGCTGAAGCACGGAACGGACTGATTTCGGCAAAGCTCCCAAAAAGCGCCAAATGGACTTGCCTTTTCACGGAAGGCGTGGCATCGTTCTCCCAAGGGCAAAAAACGCCCTATAAACGCCCATCTCGCAATGGGCGAAAAATGCCCCTCCTTCGATCCTGCCCCAATCTCAAAATGGACAACCCTTTCGAGCTTGTTCTAGTAACACCGCAATTAGCCGCCGAATGGCTAGGCATGAACGTAGAGATCAATCGATCCGTACGCAACGCCAAGGTTGCTGCCATCGCACGTGATATCAAAAACGGAGCTTGGCGTGTCACGCATCAGCCAATAGCATTCGACTGGGATGGAAAATTAATTGACGGACAACACCGCTTAAGAGCCGTTGTTAAATCGGAGACCCCTACAAGAATCTGGGTTTTCCGAGGACTTGATCCGCATTGCTTCACCGTTATTGATTCAGGCGCTGCACGCACGGCATCAGATGCCTTGAAAAAACATGGTGTAAAAAATACCGCTGCCGTTGCTG